TACGCTCACGCGCAATATTGATTTCATCTTTAGCATCTTGACGATATGCTACGCAGTCATCATATCTTGACTTCATACCCCACTGGGAGTTTTGACGAACATACAAGTATTCCTCACCCGCCATGTTATAACCCTCAAGCAATTCTTCTAAAGAGTTAAACTCAAATGGACCAGATCCACTCTCGCCACGGTCACGGTTATAGAATACTGAAACATCATCTTCAGGACTATCAAACGAGTGCTCTACATTACTAGGGTGAATATTTCTTTTCCAGTAAGATGCGTCACCCATCTTAATAGCCTCAAGTGTCTTACCATCATCGTCATAGTTTTTAATCAGATTGTAACCTAGACCAGCTGGATAACCGTCATAGTGGTGATAAGATGATATAAACTTGCCGTTACTTAGTTGAATAGCAATTCTTGCACGAGTAGCCATGTTAAACTCTTTCTTTCAATGAGAGGAACGATTCGCTCTCTACTCTTATAATATAGCATAACTGATATGGCTTGTCAAGCATAAAATGAAAAAAAGAGGAGAAATAAATCCCCCCTCTTCATATCTTGTATTTCTTAGTTAGTTAGTTAGTTGTGGTAGTAGAGGATGAACTATCACCACCCGCAGCTACAACTGCGATAGCAGCAAGAGCAAGCAAGCCGACAACAGGTGTCCAATCTTGAGTATCTTCAATCAGAACAACTGGCTCGGCTGGTGCTTTTGAAACACCATCTGCGGAGGCCATTGTTGATACGGCTAACATAGCAAGCACACTAGCTGTAGTAAAAATAAAGTTTTTCATAGAATCTCCTTAATTTGTTTTCATAACATATACTGTTATTTATATAGTGTATAGTCTAAGGTATATTATACATCACTCGAAAGACCATCCAAAAAACATACCAACTGCTTTGCCATTCCCAGTAGAGTATTTCGCCCAAAATAAACAGTAATACTATTACAGTATTTCTAACTTCATCCGACCAAGATAGATACTCACCTCGTAATCTTGAGAATAATTCATTCATCTTTGATAAGAGACTTGACATGGCTTCTATGGATTTTCACTTGTATTATTCCGTTGAAATAATCTTCTGACAACAAAACATTTCGGTCAAACTGTTCCTTGGCTTCAAGATAAGACATTACGCCTCGAGTCTTACAGAGATGTAGTATTTCTCGCTTGAATCCTTTGTCCCCTACCTCCTCTACAATAGACTTTACCTCCTCTGAAGATCCGTAGTAGGTCTGCCAATCACTTTCCTTGATAACAGTTCTCTTACGATTCTTACCCTTCAGAGGTGGTAGTTTTCTTTTCGAAACAAATAACTTCTTACCAACATACTTCTTTTTTGTTGATAGTTGAGTAATCACATAGACGAACCCTATGTGATCCTCAATCATCTCAGAAGTAAACACTTTTCCATCGTAATGCCACATAGCATATCCTCACATTTCGAGAATATTTATGCTAGTTCCATTCCTCATCATCATAGTGTATTTCTTCTTCTTCCCACTCAGGCAACTCTTCGCCACAACAAGGACAATGTAGAAGTATATCGTCTTCGTTATCAAACTCTATTGTGAATGATGTGTCACAGTATGGACACCTGTCTTCGACTTTATTCATCTATTATCCTTTCTTAGATTATAAGGGTTCTTGAGTTTCATGCCATAAGGCCATTCACCTTCTGGGTACCAAATCTTATTGTTATACCAAGCGTTCAGTAGTATAGAGAAATATGACCAACTACCTCCCACTCGGTATAACAGAACTATCCATTTAAAAAGAAATTTCACACCCACCCCCTAGACAGGCCGCTGAACCCATCGTGTCTACGTCAGTAAACTTTTTCGTTTCAAGTTGCGTTACAAAGTCAATTGGCTCCATGTTCTGTTGAATCTTCACCCACTTATGTAAAAGATGTACATCCTTCAGGCAATACTCTGCCTCTTTTGTGTCACCCATGAAGTAGTTCTCTGCGAATTTATTGAACCGACGAATCCATTCAGAGCGTTGATCAGATATCTCACCACTATGGTCTTGTGACATCTGAGCAATAGATGTTGCTTCCCATAGATCATTGAACCCCTTTCGTGTATCTACAATAAGACCAGCGGCAAACAATGACGCCTTGCCATATTTAGCAACTATGTCATCTTCAGTAAGGACCTCGGTCATCGGTGCTTGGTTGAAGTCTTTATCACCTGATCCACCTAGAAATGAGATACCAGCGAATGAGCCACGGTTAGCATACACATAGTCTTCTACTTCTCGCCACTGATGTGGTTGGACTGTCACTGTGTTTGACACGTTATGCCGTAGCTTAGGATGAGCACAGACCTCTTCTCTTGTACCCGCTTCAACCCAGTTCTGTTGAACCAGCTTGACTTTCTCTAGTAGGTCAGTGCCATAAAGTTCTTGTCGAAACAAAGAATCTTCAGGAGCAATGATAGGAAAGCCTACTACATAATCAGTCTTACCCGCTGACCATACTGACTCTTCAACCATATACGGATTAGTCTCTGCGATAAGTTGAGCAACTTCACTATCTTTATTGAGTTGAACGTGACGTATATATCGTGGGGAGTGTTCACTGTGAATACCAGACGCTGTTTGAAGTAAGACAGACGCATTACCCGATGGCTTTACACAAGTTGTTCGGGCTGCTTTATTGATACCAATCAATGAAGCCACTGATTCATTGAGTTCTTTTACAATCTCAGCACCAGCTTGTTGAACACTCTCATCAAGTAACACATCTGGATTATTCATCCAACCCGTGACTGACACACCAAGTAGGGCTTCACGCTCAAAGATTTTCCGTGAGGCCTCAGAGATATATCCAAACTTCGTATATCCCGCTTGAAGTGTTCCAAGAATAGCGCCTGCTCGACAAGCCTTGAAGAACTCTTCTTTTGTAGTACACTTACCACCATTGATCTCGGTTAGATTACAACCCTGCCAACCAGATACACCATCTATCTGTGGATACATACCAATCTCAACACATGGATTTGTTGTAAAGTCTTTGTCCTCAACAAAGTAGAACCCAGGCTCACCGAACTCCTTGATAGACTCCATAAAATTAGAAAACTGATCTTTAGTGATTTCGTCACGCACAATAACCGCTGAGTTATTTGATCGACCACGTTGGGGATTATCGATGAACCAGTTACCAGTTTTGGCTTTCATCATCTCATCATCATCTGGTGAGAAGAGACAGATAGTAGCTGATCGACGAACACCACCCGCAAGAACAGCATCAGCGGCATGCATAGCAATATCGTATACTTCAATAGGCTTGAGAGTATCACGACCAGAGAGAACTACACCTTGAAGCATATGCTCAATCTTATCAAGAGTGCGACGAAGAGGCTCACTTCCAGGCGCTTTGAATCCACCAGAAATCATAGCACCCTTGGGACGAACATTAGTTAGATCAAAGTAAATCTTGCGACCCTCAAACTCAGGATGCGTTCCACCACCAGAAAAGTAGGATGACATTAGCACTGAGAGTGCGTCAGCCCAACCTTCAATAGAATCATCTACAACATACCCCTTGGCTTGTTTCTTACGCTCATGTATTGTAGGAATATTACTTACATGATGTCTCTGAACAGAGAACCCAGCACCCGCACCACAAAGAAGAATGTAGAATAACTCACCGAAGAACGCAGCACGATCTGCGTATGTTGAAGTGCAGTTATACATCTTCATGGGATGCTTGAGTAACTGGTCACCACCAAACTGTAAAGCCCGTTGTGCGCCAAGAGCGTACTTCAATTTATATGAGGCTTCTGCTTCGTCTATCAGTAAAGATAGTTCAGGTGTCATCTTATCTGCGTAGTAACCACGGTGCATATCCATCACCCTTGTTACAGCCTCTTCCCATGATTCGTATCTCTCTTTCTCATCACTCCAACGGCTATAGCCTTCATAGAACTTAGTATCTGACATGAGTGCACGAGCATTTCTATCAGTGTTATTGGATATTACTTTTAGCATTACTTGTTCCTTATTTTATAAATTTATTTTTTCTATCATTGGAAATATTTTACTTATTACTTTAGCTATCTCCTTTGCGAGTTCCATGTGTTCTTTCTGTGTACCATTCTCGGTACGAAGTTCGATGTAATGTATCCAAGAGCGAATGGTACCATTTACATATAGTCTTGATTTAGTGTTACCCTCAGGTAATACAACTCTCGCTTGCTCCTTTGCGAGACCCTTCATTATAGCCCAGTTATATGTAGACTTCGCTAAATCTATACACGCTTGCTGCTTTTCTTCCCATCTTTTTTGTAGATCCTCATCATCAAGGGCTATAGAGTTCTGCCTGTTATTATGGTCTTGTTTTCTAGCCTCTCGCAGAACAAACTGATTCTCCATCAGTGCGGGGTCTGCGTATCTCTGAGAAAATTCTTGGAAAGAAAAAGATCGGTGACGCAATAGCTGTCGGGCAATATCTCTTGTAGTCTCTATCTCAAGTGTAGCGGAAGCAATTTCAAAAGTTGACCAATGCTTGTGCTTGATCAAGTAGGCTAATAACCTATCGCTTGTTTCTAGATTCATCTGTCCTTTAGGATTAGACACCTTAGCACAATAAGCAATCATATCCTGTATAGTATCAAGTCCTACAACCACACCATCAACTGGTTGAGTGTATCCTATAAGTTTAGCTTTCATTTACATCTTCTCCAAATAGCAAGGGCTAATCTACCTTCTAGACCTTCGTATGTATTACTGTCTATCATATTCTGAACTTGACTTGGCGTAACGCCAGATAGCACAAGGTCATTTATATCTTTTGAAATTACCCACTCAGGCCATATACAAACTCTCTTTCCTTCTGATAACAACTTATCCATTCTATTCACAATATCCACATTGCGTGGCTCATTATCAAAAACAAACACACTATTACTCACTGATCTTAGACCAGAAGAGTTACCATCAGCACCAGCCATAGCAATAGAGTTGGGAACGAATAGACTATCTATAGGCCCTTCAACTACATAGTATTTCTTATTGAAGTCAACTCCCTCTAGACCAAATATCTTAGGACTAGATTCGTCTAACATTATAGTTATATATCTCAGAGAATCATTATCAAAAGCCCGACCTTGAAACCCAAACATCTTACCATTACTTATAAACGGCAATACAAGTCTTGGAGCATCATACTCAGTAGGCAACTTATTAGGTATTATAGTATTGACCCAAGCATTGAACTTCGGTGCGTAGTATAATTTATAATGTTGAGGTGCTGGGATTAGCCGATTCTCTACATATTTTCTCGCACCATGAGTAACTTTTAATTGTGATATCTTGCGTAATTGTAACAAGGGGCTACCAGATTTACGAAACTCTGGTACCTTCGAAGTAAGAGTATCTAATGGTAGTATAGCTTCTTGTGTTTTGATATTGTCTAATTTTGTATCTACTATATAATCATTATAGAGAACAGGGTCTACTTGACTGAGAAACTTACGAAGTCCCATTGAAGCACCACAATTATGACAATAGTATAAAGCAGAGTTATCTTTCTCAAGTATCCAACCTCTAGCTTTAGACTTTGATTTCTGTGAGTCACCACATATGGGACATCTACAGTTTACTCTGTATGGATGTGTTGACTTGACTGTAAATCGTTCAAGTCTATTTGAAAGCATATTTACATACTTGACATCAATGAAGTTCATGTGAGGACCTATGTTATAGAATCAATAATATTATTGCAAAGTTATTAATACTATTATACACCTTAGCCCTCACATTGTCAAGTGCTAATTTGGATTATCCGTCAGTTTCTTGAACTTCCTCAATAATTACTGGTTGAACGTTGTCATGACCTGATACGCCTAGGACACTATTACCCCAATACCACATACCAGCTACCACTAATACTACTAAAGCAGCGGCTAATATGACCCATGACCATATCGTGCTGAACATTTCTTTTAATTTTTTCATGCGTTATCCCCTTTCATAAACCGTTTGAACGATTTGGTTTCTTTGTTTTTCTTCTTGTATTTTATAGATTGAGAGTTGTTTACACCAGGCTCTCCCTTGGGTCCTACCCCAACACCAGCGATGTTACCACCCCCTACCGAGTTTACGGGAGCATCTTCTGACAACAAGTTATCAAAAGGTCCGTATAACTCTTCATTCAATCTAACATTATCCATACTTTCAAGTAAACCAATTCTCATATCTTCTTCTGATATCAATTCACTATTAGGTTCGTTATGCTCCTTGATTAGCCACAGGGCCGCGGCCATTGATCCAAGTCTCGTTTTACCACCAGGTACCTTCTCTAGTAGCCT